ATTGAACAGCGGAAGTAACTTGCCCGCGAACGAATCGCTGTCGTCAGCTGCACCGAGGAAGTTTGCACCCATTCTGGATATCGAAGCACCAAAGTTCGCAATTGCACCCTTGATGGTATTAGATCCGATTTCCTGCGCAGCTCCGCCCATGCCGCTTTCGATAGCGTTCTGAAAGTCGTTTATGTCGACCTCGCCATTAGAAACGGCGTCTCTCAGTTCAGACATTGACATTCCCGTTTCTTTGGCAAGCAGTTGCCAGATAGGAATACCTCTGTCGGCGAGCTGATTCATTTCCTCTGTCGACACTTTTCCGTTAGCAGCGACCTTATTGAATATCGAACCCATTTCACCCATATCAACGCCTGCTACTGCAGCTGCATCTCCTACGAGCGTCAGGTACCGTTCGAGTTCTTTACCAGGAGCAATTCCTGCTGCAGTCGCTGAAGCTGCTGCGGTCATGGCAGCGTCCATTCCATAGGCGGTGCCTTTAACTGACGCCAGGGCGTTATCTGATATCAGAGCTACCTCTTCCGTGCTGTGGCCGAGTGCCTTTAACTTAGCTTTTGCTTCGTCTATAGCGGTCATTCTGTTCCAGCCTTTAGAGAAGATATCGCCAACCGACATCGCAATACCCATTCCGCCAAGCGTCCTGAGAGCTGCTTTACCAAAACCTAAAGCAAAACCCTTACCGCCTCTTCCAGCTGCGGAAGTGGTCGCTCCGGTAATGCTGTTAGACAGCGAGCTTTTTATTCCTTTAGTCGATGGTATGACTTGTATATACGCTTTACCAAGTTCCATGTTTATTCCTCATTTAACTCCTGCCACTTCTTCATAAACTCGTCTCCAGAATCAAACCCTTCGACCTTACTTGTTTCCTCACGTTCTATCTGGTACAGGGCGTCTAATACTGACGGAACATCCTTTTCACCAAACAGTCCGCCTCGGATCACGGCCAAATGGTCCGCAATAATGGCAAGAATTGTATTAGTTGTGGAAGCCTTCGCCTCCGTTGTATTCATTGCTATTCTTGATGTATCCCTTAAACCGGCGGCTAAGGTCGCAACCAACCGAAGCGGAAGCGACCTGTAGTCATAAATGTGATACGTTTCGGCAAGGTCGCAGATCAGTGCGTCCTCGTCATCTCGTATCATGCCGGCAAGGGCAATCAGTTTTTTGCTGAACAGGCCTCGAAGATTTCCTCAAGCGATGCCATCATATCAGTGATGGACACCTTCCCCTTTTCAGCTCTGATGTGTTCTTTTAGAGCATTCATCTGCTCTTCTCCAAGTACCGCATTGGCCACATCAACCGCCAAATTGGTATTACCCTTATCTATGGCGTTAAGTTTTTCGAGGATCTCCCAGTCATCGAATGCTTTCGGATCTATCTCAAACTCAAAACCAGTTTTTGTCTTGCCCTTTTCCATAGAAGTTTCCTCCTCCCTGCTTTAGGATGCAGGTTCCTTAATGTACTCGTAGTGAGTGTTTCCGCTGCTGTCTGGGAATGCAGTGATAGTAACTTCGTAGCCTGCAGCTTCGTTGTCAGCGTAAGTAATTTCGCCGATCTCTGTAATCTTTCCGTTAGGAATGACTACTCTCTTAGCTACATCGCCTCTCATTACCATGTCAACAACCCAAGCTCTCTCAGAAAGCTCATCACTGTTAACGTTAACTGTGACGCCACCTGCAAGAGTTCCGGATACGTTGGATGCACCAAAGACTTCCTTCAGGACATCTGTGTTCAGTGTCTCAATCAGAGTGCACGTGAACTTGTCGGTAAAGCCAGTCTGTGGCTGAAGCACCGTGTCACCGCCCCATGCCTTAATCTCTTCGCTGTCACGAGTAAGCTCGTTCTTCAGTCCGTCTTCACTGATATAACCAAGGCCAGTGAAAGCTGTGATTGAAGCTGACGTTGAAGTAGGCAATGAAGCAGTAGTCGCTGCTACATACAGAGCACCACCGGTTACCGGTTTAGCAGCAGTTACATTGCTTGTAGTCTGTGCCATATTCTATCTCCTTATTCGTAGTGAGTTATATCGTATACAGCCTGGTACCTATACCTTTTGGTTTCGGTATCAGTGAAGTTATAGTCTGTTTGATAGGCGGATTTTGAGACTTCAGTTTCCTCGATCAAGCTGTCCATGGCAGCCTTTGTCAGTTCGTTAAGAGCAGCCGCATCATAGAGGCTTTCTCCGTAGGACTGGACTGCGAACGTGGATGTGCTGATGTGGTTCAGCCTGTCTCCGCCTGTCTTTTCAACTACAACGAATTGCGCCGGAAGGTTGTCGCGTGGCACTTCCATAAACACGTTGTCTGTATCCAGCGCAGTTTTTAAGTGTGCCAAAATAACAGTTTCTATCATTTGCTACCTCCCTGCTTTTAAGAGTGTGTTGTTTTTCAGGTTGTCCTTCTCAGCCTCTTCGGTGTCCGGAACAACGATTACACGAGTAGGCATTTGAACTGCTTTGTATCCAGCTCCGGCATTGCTTGCCACCTGGTTCGCTGCCTGCATAAGTACGCCCTGCATCTCTTTCGAGTGAAGCAACTGTCTTACGCCTCCATAATTCAGTTCAAACTTTACTAAGCTACTCATATTTCTCCACCTGGATCTTCGTATTCCATTCAAGCGGTATCATGTCATCGATACCCTTAAGCGGTTCGCCGAAGGTCCTGAATGTTTCTCCAAAAAACGACACTTTCTTATCTTTCCAGTCATGCGTGTCACCTTTAGGAATGCCCAAAGTGTAGACCGCCTTTTTACCGGTTAAATTTACTGTATCGAGCGTTTCAGATGTAGATGCCGGAGCTACAAGCACGTTGTTAACAGTAACTGCCTCTTCCGTGTATGTTGGTCTGCCGAATGCATCTGCCTCGCCCACAGTTTCCTTATAGAGCGTGACTGTAATACCTTTTATTCCGGACATAAATCAATCACTCTCCTCTGCTGTCTTGTCAGGCCGAGCCTTCCCAGTTCTGACTTCTTAATAAAAAGGCCTCCGCCCGGAACGAGGAACGTCCCGGATACGGAGTAACCTAATGCAGATTGAGAGAACTGCGTGGCTGGTTCCTGATCCGTCGATGTCATAAGCGTTCTGGCTACGACATCAACTGTTACCGACTTGGCAACAGAAGCAAGCGCAGGATCATCCATTACCATCTGATCAAGGTCTTTGCCGACCTTCTCCGCCTCATAACGAAGCGAGTCGCAGATGATAGGGATCAGCGCCTGGGCTCTTGTTGTCTCGGCAATTGATAAAGGTCTCCAGAGCGTATTCACATCTTGTACAGTTGCATAATCAGCCACAAGGCATCACCGCCTTAAGAAGCTGACTCTTCAGTTACAGTCAGCAGGTTGAAGCAGTTGGTGTCAGCTCTGAAGCCAACTTCGATTTCTGCTCTTACTGCGAACATGTTCTGCTGGAAGAGGTTAATTACGTTGCCGCTGCCGATGTCGAGAGTTGCATCTTCTGAGAAGTCAATTTTGACGCCTTCAACAGTACCCCATACAGCCTGTGACCAGTCGCCTGCAACACCGTCGCATACGCCTGCTACGTGAGCAGCCTTTTCAGCCAGAGTCTTGGCTCCAAGGATAACGCCTACATTACCCTGTGACGGATCCGCGATGAACAGAGGTCTGCCCTGCAGATCAGTTGCGCCCAGAGTTGCTGCCTTAGCCTGTGGCGACAGGATGATGCCGTTCATGTCTCCGCCGTTGTCAGCGATATCGCCCATTGCTGCTACATAACCAGCAAAGCCTACTTCCTGAGTCTGGCAAGCAGTCAGTACGTCGAAGTTTGATCCTGGAGCAGTTCCGCCGATAACAGTTGCGTCGAACTTAGCTGCCAGAGCATTAGGCAGTCTTCCTACGAGTGCGTTGTACAGAGCGTTTGCATCTCTCTTGAACTCGTTTGAGAAAGGAACGATTACGGCCAGCTTATAAGCGGTCATCGTCTTCTTGCTCAGTCCAGGGTTAGCTACTGTCTTAGATGAAGTTTCTGATACCCAAGCAGCAGTCGGATCTGAAGTGATAACTGGAATTTCTGCGCCTGTGCCCGGAAGTTCAATCTTGCGAGCCAGCTGCATAATTGCGGATGCTTCCTGAGTCTTCTGAAGGATTTCAGTACTGAGTACTGGAGGAAGCCCTACGTTAGTTCTGTTAGTTGCTGTTCCTGACATTTTGTGTCCTCCTAAAATTTCTGATCCAACCAGTCTTGTAACTGGTCTTTAGTGGTTTTCTTCTGTGACTGAGGTTCCACGTTTCCAAGCGGTAATGTCTGATGCGCTGTCGCGAAGTCTTTTGCCAACGCTTCCGCATCTGCTTTCCACTCTTCTTCTGTTTCGCCTTTAAGTCTGTCCGCGTATTCCATACGCAAGCCCGCTGCGATAGCAATTCTCGTTTTTGCCGAGTCGGTCTCGTATTTTGTTATTGCTGTGTCTTTTTCTGCGAGCTGGTTTGTGAGCGTCTCTCTCTCTTCAGTCAAAGTCTTGATCTGTACATCGAGTGCGCCCAGCTTGTCGTTTAGTTCCGCTGTCTGCTTTGTAAGCTCTTCCGGTGATATCCACCCTTCAAATTCTTTTCTGGTTGTTTCTTTTGCTCTTGCAACCCTTTCACCTACGATTGCATCCAGCTGATCCTGAGTTTCAATTGGTGTAAATGCCATATTGTTACCTCCCTACTCTTTCCGTTGTAGTCACGTAATTTTATGTATTAAAAAACGGACCGTATTGTCCGTCTCCTAATCTTGTAACCTTACACTTCGTATTTACTTGGCTCTGGGAACAGTTCGCGTATGTATTCGCCAACCGCCCCTTTTAAGAAGCTGTTATCTTCTGTCGATACGAACTTCGCGTCTTCGTCCGGAAGCATTTTCAGGTCCCTTATCTTGACATCATTTGTCTTAATGCTCTCCAGCCCGCAATAGTTTCCATATAACGAGCGGAACATCGGACAGTCCGGGAACTTATTGAGCACTTCCAGGGCTTTTGCTCTATTAATCAATATCGGAACATGTAATGCAAAGTCATACTGCGTATATCCGTTTACCTTGAGTGCATGAGCAGTTTTTCTCAGCTGTCTCGTGTATCCGCTCTGCATCCCGCGGTTCCTTGTTTCCACCTGTTTGCACCTTTGTAAAATCGTTCCGGATATCATTGGCTTTATACCGCGGACCTTCCTGATCACAAAGAAGTCGTCGTTGAACAACCAAAAATCCTCGGTTATCTTGTCGTTTCTGCATGCAGCTGCGAGCGCCGATGTGGATCTCTTCCACTTAGTGTCGCCTACCTGCTGGAAGTCTATAAAACCATCAGGCTTTATTCCTTCCGGGCATCCGCTGACGAACCATACCTTGTTATAAGGGAAGTTCTTCTCGATCGACCTCAGTGAGTATCGGATCTCGTCGGAATCTATATCGTTTTTCAGTAGATATACAATGTCGTACTTCATCAGTAGTTAATTCTTTGCTTCTTCTTTTCCTTCTGTTCAGAGCATTGCCATATCGCTAATATCGAGGACTCAAGAAGACCTATTTCCATCTGATCGAACAGTGCTTTGTATCCGAAGCCCCCGCCGGATCCGATAGTACGCTTTTGGCAGTTAGTCGCGACCTGCGTAAGTGATGGCTGATCCATGTGGCAGATTTCCTGCGCGTACATGAGCTGCTCAAACTTCGCATTTGCGATAATGACCTCTTTTACGGTCGGAAGAATGATATTCCTGATTTTTTGAGCCTCTAATTCTTGTTTTAAGAGGTTTTGCGCACCTGAGCCATCTATTACTATTACCTCAGGACGCACTTTATCGAGGAATTGGACCATCCAAGTGTCGCCATTACGGATGCTCTGGCAGTCAACCGCTTCAAAGAAAATCTTGCCATCTGTGGTCTTGCTTGCTATTGATAACGATGCCGAAGAAGCGCTGAACTTGATCCCAACGTAAAGCCTCCCGGTTAGTTGAGGTTTCGAGTCGCACTTTAGGCCTGACCATTCCGTTACGGAGATCTCCGACTTTAGATTGTGTTTCGACCAATAACCGAGTCGCTGAATGTTAAAGTCCAGCTCGTCGGTTTTGTCTTCGGCCCGTATCTTTTTCTCATTAAGGTGATATCCCATAGCCGGATTGGTTTCATACCACAGCTCGACATCGTTACAATCAGCTATATGCTCAACGGACCATTCCGCCCAGCCGGTGTCTTCTGTCTCACCCGCCAGGCAGCTGTCCCGGAGCTTCTTAAAGACGGTACCGCTCGAAACCATCGTCGGTGGCGTTCCGCATAATATCGTCTGCGGGTTCATGCTATCCGTTACGACATATTGCAATGAGCTCTGCTGGTCGTCTGTATATTCCTGGGCCTCGTCTATGATCAAGGTATCGAATCCCTCACCAAGTCCGCCCTTAGCAGTTCTGGTACGGAAGTCGACCTGACCGCCTGTATCCTGCAGTATTATCTTTTCAAGACCGAACTTCTTATCGTAGATGTACGTCTTTTCTGCGTCGCTGTTTTTCTTCAGCCTGTTCGCTTCAGTGTAGCCCATGTCCTTTAAGAGCATTGCTAACCTTAGTGCAGCTGATGAAGATGTTGTTGCTCTATGCGCCGTATGGAGTACGTGTCGCCCATGGACGAGATCGTCCAGCTCTATCATTGTCAGTATCTCGCCTTTTCCGTTTCGTCTCGGTACCTGATAACCGAACTTCGAATGCACGAAAAAACCATCGCTATCAACAGCTCGTATGTCATACACGAGTGCCTCCTGCCATGGTTGTGGTTCTTTGCCTGTCTCTCGATATAACTCTATAGCCTGTTCGCCAAGAGTGTTTGTGTAAGGTAATACAACGGAGCTTGTAGGAGTCTGGCGTCCATATCTTTCTGCCATGTCCTACCCCTCCGTTATAATCCTGCTTTTCTTATTCTTTGAGCGAGCGTGTCTTCTCTGGTATTCCATAATACCGAATCAACATCAACCTCGCCTTTAGATAATGCTGTTATATTGCCTTTAGCCGTTGCGTTCGGATAATATTCCACCGTACAGCGACAACCCTCGTGTCTCGCATAGACGTTTTTAGGTTCTGTGCCATACTCATAAACGCCGGCCAACCCTTCGCACCAATCAGTGTGCTTTGTATCGTGGCTCGGATAACTTCCGGACCAGATCCGGACTATCAATGGCTGTAGCCCTGCATCCGCCTGGAAGTCTGCGTTGTACTTGACGTTTTCATCTACCATCTGCATGAGCAGCGTCGATATCGCGTCCTTACCAACTTTCTTCAGGACTTCCGGATCCAAAACGCCGAGCTTTTCACCGATCGCTGCAGCTGCCGCCTTTGGATATTTCCTTGTAAGCGGTTTTAATCCGATCTGCGCAGCATTATTTAGATTGGTCTGTGCTGTTTCGGATGCCATTGTGATCACAGCATGCGCTTCTCTCATAAGCGTGTCATATACTTCCTGATCAAACGACTCGGTGAAATATTTTGCTACCTCGTCGCCCATCATTTCCGCAATTTCCTTGACATCCGCATACGTTCCTGTACCGCTGTCGAGTTTTTCGACCAACGGCCACAAGTCAGGTCTTCCTCTTATCTTTTCGAGGAAGTGCCGTCTTGCCTCAATACCATCAAGCATGTAACACCTCCCTGGCTTAACCGGGCCAGTACCGTAACAGTGTTATATCTAAACGCCCATCAAGTCCTTCAGCTTCGTTTCATCGAAGTATTCTGGGAACGCCTGCTGCAGTTTAAGAGCTGCATCGCCGATACCCGACATTGATGATGCGTCTGGTTCAAATATAGGGTTCCACTTAGCCGTGGTCATGTATACCTGGTTGCGCCTGTATGTCTGGTTATCTCTTACACAAGCTGCAAGATATCCAGCATTCAGGAAGCCACTCGCGAACGACTTTTGCGCTGCTCTTGCTTTTAAGCGAAGGTTCTCATGCGATGCCTTGATCGCGTCAGAGCTTGCAGGGTTGCCAGATGAAAAACCAAGATCCTCCAGAGTGAGTCCTGTTTCTCCGGCAAACAGTGAAGCAAACATCTTCAGCTGATCCAGATGCGGTGTCATCGCCTGTTGTGAGAACTGACCAACTGTCGGACGGTCTCCATCCTCATCCTTTGTAATCTCCAGCACAGCACTCAGCGCGGCTGTCCATTTATCAATTGGTTCCTGATCAGGATCCGTGCCAAGCACGTACTTCTGCGGTACACTATAGAACTCGGCTGCTATTTCAGACCTCTTAACGGTCCTCATTGCCGAATCAACGATACTCATACACGCCCTGCTTATATGCGAGTGACCAAACGGCCTCGTTGCATCAGGCCTGTTCACGATCGGAACAAGAAGCGGATACGGAGCAGCGTTCTCGATGATCTGTACGCCATGAGAATCTTTGTAGTAATAGTGAGTCTGTCCCGGAATAAAGTATGCCTCTATCGTAGGGTTGCCGAACTCGTCACTGTCCAGTATCGCGTAGCCTTCAGTCAGCATTCCTGTTATTGGATCCATAACGCCGGTGGCCTTGCTTCCGTCAATGACCTGAAGCCTTGGATAGTGGTTCTCGTCATAGCTGATATAGATAAAGTCACACGAGCTAATCAGTGCGCCCAGAATCGCCGAGTGGAACAGGACGTCCGGGTTGTTCATCTGGTAGATCTCGTTGATGTTAAAGTTATCATTGTCGAACTCTCTGAAGTCGAGTCTGTCCGCCATCGAGTCTACTGACTTAGCGCACCAGCCCAGGCAATTCATCCACCATCTAAGGCTCGGTGGTGTGCTGATATCAAAGTCGTGTGCCAGATGCTTCATGTCGTAATAGTTGTATCTGGTAAGGACCCTGAACTGTTTCGATTGTAGTTTGTTACGTAAGTAGTCTATTCCGTATAACATTTCATTCTCCTATGCGGGGGTATCGTTGCATCTTGCGCACATATTTTCCCA